GAGACTGGCGACGTGCCGCAGCGGTACTATTTGACGGCGCGAGCTTGCGCGGGGATCCTGCGCCGCGCAGAGCGCCGGGGCAAGGAGTTGCCCATAGCCTTGAGGCAAGCACTGGAGGTGTCAGTGGAAAGGAAGGTCGCGGCCTAGTTGCCGATGTAGCCTCCACCTTGAATGCTGCCTACGGCGACAAACTGGGGCTGGAAAATCAGCACATCAATGAGGGCGCTCCGCTTTTCGTTTGTGAACCAATTGCCTTTGAAGCGAACATGTCGCTTCAGGAGCCGACCACGAACGGCTTGCACCCGACCTTAACTCGACGCACCCACGCCACTGAGTGGGCCGTTCGTCGCCTCACCCCGCGTGAGTGTGAACGCCTGCAGGGCTTCCCTGACGACTACACAGCCATTCCCTACCGCAACAAGCCCGCAGCCGATGGCCCTCGTTACAAGGCCCTAGGGAACAGCATGGCAGTCAACGTCATGCGCGTGCTTGGCGAGCGTATCCAACTTGTGGAGGCAGCATGACCCTCCCAACCCCAGGTAACGAGGTACGGGTACAGCTTCCGTGGCCGTCGAAAGACTTGAGCCCGAATGCGCGTGTGCATTGGGCAAGGAAGTCCAGAGCCACGCGCACGGCCCGCACTGAGGCGTGGCTTGTCACTGGTGCGGTATGTCGCCGTCCGGGCTGGCCTCGCGCCGCTGTGGCGCTGACATTCCATCCGCCAGACAAGCGGCGCAGAGACCTTCAGAACTGCATCGGCTCTGCGAAAGCCCTTGTCGATGGGATCGCTGATGCCCTTGGCATTGACGATAGCCTTTTCGATTGCAGCTACCAATTCGGCGAGCCCGTCAAAGGTGGTGCCGTGCATGTAACACTACGGGGTGCGTAATGAGCGCATTAGCAGAACAGCATGAACGTTGGGTGGGGGCGAGGGAGCGGCTGTATTCGGGCCGACCCGTGTCCGCTCCGAATGCCGAAAGGCCGCGTCCTGTCTCGCCGTTTGCGGTTGATGTTATGGCGCAGCGTGCTGCTGCGAAGAAGGCTCGGGAGGAAGCGATTGCTTGGCTCCGCAGCCATCCGCCGCATTGGTCCGCCATCGTCAAGCAAGTGGCGAAGAAACACGGCCTGAAGTCCAAGGACTTGCTCGGCACCAGCCGGATCAAGCACATCGTCGCCGCTCGTTACGAAGCCTACTACCGGATGCGAACCGAGATCACTGTCAACGGCCATCCAATAAGCTTTCCTGAGATCGGGCGGCGCTTCCGCAAGGACCATTCATCGATCATGTGGGGATTTTACAAGCACGCTACCCTAATCGGTGCGTCGAATGAAGTTATCAACAGGTTCGGCAAGGTGCGAACGTACCTGTTGACAACTGAGCCGCCCGAGACGGCGCGGGTGTTTCAGCCGAATCAGTGCGCGTAGAATAGCAACAGTTTAGAACGCAATTCGTGGGGCGTATTTGACCAAGGTAGTCCACATCGCGGCGGCCCGTGAGCAGCGCCAGGTATCCGAGCAGGATGCTTGGCGCGCTTACACCGCAGCACGCGCGAAAGCGGAGCGCACTGGCGCTATTGAGGACGGCATTGCGGCTGGCAAGGCGTGGTCGCAATGGCTTCGTCTATTCGAACACAGGAGCGCTTCATGAGCACTCCGGCGCAACAGATCGTCCTTAACGAAACCGACGCCGAACTAACATTGCTCGGATCGCTCTTTGCCGAACCCGGCGCTTTCGAGAAGTACGAAGGCGAGATTTCGCCCGCATGGTTTTCGGACCAGTTCCTTCGCTACCTATTCGAGAGTGCCCGCGCTATCGTCGCGGACGGCAACAAGATCAGCGGCCAAGCGATCATCGGGCGGATGCCAGAGGATTGCGGCGGGGTCAGTCGGTCACAACTCTATGCCGGGGCCATGCGCGCGGCGCTGCCAGTGTCGATGCTGGGCGGCGTCATGGCGACCGTCAAGGATCGCTGGGCGCGGCGGCAACTGGTCGCCACGTCGCAAGTCATGGCAGAGGACGCAATGCGGTTCGATGCCGACCCGTATGCGGTTGCTTGTGACGCCGTGCTGGCGCTCGATACCGTAAACGCCTCCAGACACCGCAAGGAAGGCGGGACGATAGCAACTGCCTCCAGCGCCCTTCTTGCCTCCCTAGACCAGCCAGCCGCGTTGCGCGGGGCCACAACGGGCATTGTCGCGCTTGACCACAAGCTGAACGGCTACAGGGCAGGGCAGCTCTACGTGATCGCCGGAAGGCCCGGCATGGGTAAGAGCGCCTTCATGTGTTCCTCGCTTCGCCGGACGGCTGGCTATGGCTACGGAGTGGCGATCTTCTCCCTCGAAATGACAGAGGAGGAAATCGCCGCTCGGACCATTGCCGACATGCTGGACGATCCGGGCGCACCGGGGTTCGGAGACATCCTGACCGGGAACATGACGCCCGACGCCAAGAAGCACGCGACAGAGGCCGCAGACCGTTTGCGGGACATTCCCCTCCACATCGACGCCAGCCCGCGCCTGACCTTCTCTGAGATCGCAGGACGGGCACGCCAGCTAAAGGCGAAGCTCGAAGCCGAGGGCAGGTTCCTTGCCGTGCTGTGCATCGACCATATGGGGCTTGTAACCCCGTCCGATCGCTATCGTGGCAACAAGGTAGCCGAGGCGGGGGAAGTCTCAGGTGCGGCCCGCGCGCTCGCCAAGGAACTCGATTGCTGCGTTATCCTTCTGTGCCAGCTCTCCCGCGAGGTTGAGAAGCGCGACGACAAGAAGCCGATCATGGCCGATCTTCGCTGGTCCGGTGAGATCGAGCAGGACGCGCATGTGGTCGCGTTCCTTCACCGCCCCTGGTACTACCTCAACAGCGACCCGAACGCCGACCCGTATGTGGTGCAGGCCGCGAAGTGGTCGCTGGACTTCCTCATTCGCAAGAACCGCAACGGCGAAACCGGGGACGTGCCGCTCTGGTGTTCCATAGCCCATTCGATGGTGAGGGACATGCAATGAGCAATCCTTGGTTCCGCTTCTACTCCGCTGCCATGCGGAATCCGAAAGTCGCCGCACTCTCGGATCGGGACTTCCGTCTATGGGTTTCGATGCTCTCTGCCGCGTCTGAAAACGAAGGCAAGCTTCCACCCGCGACGGAGCTTAGACACCTCCTTAGCATGCGCTTAGACCACCTCTTATCGGGCGTTGATCGACTCATAAAGGCTGGCCTAATCGATGCATTAGAAGGTGGTTACACGCCCCATCATTGGGACAAATTCCAATATAAATCAGACAGTTCAACGGAGAGGGTGCGAAGGCATCGAGCAGAAAGAAACGTTTCTGTAACGGCACCAGAAGCAGATACAGATACAGAACAGAAGATAGAACCTAGAGCGCAGCAGATAGAACCAGTGCCGCGCGCGCCCAACTTGCTCGACCGCTTGTTCGAGGCCGCTGGCATTGCTGGTTTCCGAGAGGAACGGCATCCGGGCCTTCTCAGGATCGGGCCCATTCATGCGCTCATCGATCAGGGATACGACCTCGACGCCGACATTCTGCCGGTGATCCGAGATCGGGCCCGGAACGTCACGTTCAATTCGTGGTCCTACTTCGTCGGCGCAATCACGGACGCAGCTCGCGCCAAGAGCGCCATTCCTCCCAAGCCTGACGCGCCTTCCGAGGACTGGAGCAAGCGGCTTGCCGTGTGGAAGCAAAGCCGAACCTGGGCCCAAGCATGGGGCCCTAAGCCTGATGAGCCCGGATGCAAAGCGCCGCCCGAACTTCTGAAAGCCGCCTAGGTAACACCCCAATACCCGGAAGGAAGAGAAAGACATGAGCGAGAGAGTTTGGAGACCGATGGATGAAGCGCCAGAAGACACGCTTCTCCTTCTGGCGATGGAAATGAATGACGGTGAACCAGTGTTCCCCGGCGATGACAGAGACGCATACGACATCGGGTGGTTTGAGGATGGCGTCTGGTGCCTCGCATCCAAGGATAACGAGCCGAGCCTTTCGATGCGCCCGAAGCTCTGGGCATATCTGCCGCCTACTCGTGATCGTCGCCGCCTCAATCTCTTGTCTGATGGAGAGAGGGTGGGGAAGTGAGCGAGCCGACACGAGAGCAATTGCTTGAAGCGTTGAAGTTCTATGCCGAGGCGTGGCACTTCGACATCGACGCGCAACTCATAGCTAACGCCGAATTGCTGGCGGACGCTGGCGCAAAAGCCCGGATGGCGTTGCGCGGGAACGAGCCATTCAAACCAGCACCGGAAGTGAAGCGGACGCACAGCGCATGAGCCCGCCGATGACCCTGTGGAATAGTGCTGAAAGCCCCGTCAGCGCTAGGCGCTTTTTCGTGATTTGTGTTACAACATTCTAGCTGATTTGGAAAGGCAAATCGACATGGTTGAGCCCACTAAGAAGCTGATGAACATACTCTACGCCTGCGCCCATTCGCGGCTTCCGTGGGGTGTCGAGTGGAGCAATTCCTTGCCGTTGTGCGACGGGCTCCAGAGCGACGAAACGGGAGAGAGATACGAGGGCTACGTTTTGTGCTGCGGGCACACCCTTCGCTACCCAGACGAAAGCAGCGCAGTTGTTGGCGCGGGCCTGATGCTCCCCGGCAAGCCCGACAAGTTCGGACGCCCGACGCTCACCATCACAAAGCTGGGCCGCGAGTTCCTGTTGCAGCACATGGACCTCGTTGAACTCGACCTAGCCGCATAACCCCCTATTTCAAGGAAGAGACGAAAGATGACGGAAACCGAGAAACAGGCACTCGTTTACATCGTGAAGACCGACCATACGGCGACCGTCGCTGGTTTTGATGAGGACCACGAACCAATCGGCCCGGAGCTTCGCAAGAGCCTGTCGCCTCGCTACCTGAAAGCTTACCCGGACGGACGGCTGCACCTCACAGAAGACGGCATGGAAGCCGCGCTCACGGCTATGTACGGACGTCGCTAGAGCCCCCCAACCCCCAAGAGAGAGAAGATGTCTGAGACAGAGAAGTGGCAGGACATTTCGAGAGCGCCGAAAGACGGAACGATTGTGTGGGCTGTGCTCCGCTCGGACATCTATCCGGGATTACGCCCGCAGCGCGAAGACCTCGAACGGTGGAACGGCGTGCAACTCCCGCTTCGCCACCCCGGCGTTTATGAGCAGGACGGCAAGACGTGGGACCATGGCTGGGACGTTGCGGCTCCGGTCGGCAGCGGCGGATTCCCAGACGAATGGATCGCAGGATGGCAACCACTTCCCAAGCCCCCAACAACTGAGGGAAGCGAGACATGAGCGAGAGAGAGGACGAGTCAAGCGAAGTTCAGAAGGCCGAGGATGCCCTTTACATGCACCTGGATCGCTACGGCGCGGACAAGAAGCTGACCTACCTTATCAGCGCCCTGATCGACGCCAAGCTAGCCGAAATGCTTCGAGGGCAGGGCAACGCATGGACCCCTCAAAAACAGAACGAGAGTCTAACACAGGACACAAGCAAAGCATAGCTAAATCACTGAAATAACAGGGGGATACAGGAGCAAATGGGGCACTATGACTACCGAGTACAATCCGGGCGATCTGCGCAAGCACGGCCTGATCGATCGTAAGGCATTTACGGGCGATGAGCTGCACTGGTACGCAATCGATGTGGTGCGCCAGAAGGAATACCTGGCGGGCTACCAGTTTCAACGCCGGGGCTGCATGACGTTTATTCCGACCGAGATGGGCTTCCGCAAGAAGAACCGCTACACCAAGAACAAGATGGAGGTGGCGCGCCCCGGTCTGCCCGGAACCATCTTCGTAGGCTTCCCATCAGATCCAAACTGGTTCGAGGTCATGAACATGAACCTCGTCAACGGCGTCCTGTCCTTAGACGACAAGCCGCGCCGCATCGACACGGCCAGTCAGGAATGGGTCAAGTACCGCGCCCATCAGCTAGACGGCTCCCTCGCCATAGAGCGGCACAAGGTCAAACTCCGGGTAGATCGTGAGGAAGTCGAGATTGAGAAGTCTGTCGCCCTCATTCGCGTGCAGGGCAGGGACGTGATCCGCACTCACGCGAACCTCAAGGCCAAGGCCAACTCTCACCGCCCGGTTGTCATCCGTGCCGCTGGTGAGCGCGCAAAGGCCCTCGGGGAGCTACTATCGGCAGGCAAGAACGCGAGTCCACAGCCGGTGTTAGCAGCCGCGTGAAAGGGCTTGACGGCAAAAACAAATCACCCCAGATTGATTCGCACGAAGGGGCGCGATCCCAGGTTAGCCCCCCGTGGCCGAGACCCGGCGACCCTTCCGAGCCAGCCGAAATACGGCTTGGGTCAAAAGCGGCTGAGACCGCTGCAAGCCCGCATTGCCTGCAAATTTCGGCCACTGATTTGCCCCGGCAAGCGCTGGGGCATCGTCGTTTCAGGGGTACGCATGATCAAGGGCACCGTCATATTCGGCGCTGATCGTGAGCGCTCGCTATCCCAAGCCATTAAGCAGGTAGCAGAAGCCAACAAGCATCGCGACCTTGCCAAGTACCTGTACGAAACGCCCAATACGTTCAACTTCGTCCCGGCCAGTTGGGGCTATCCCGACCGCTGGTTCATCCATTGGGATCAAATCCCGAACTACTAGCCCATCAACGCCGATCTGCCAGCAATGGCCCCGGCTAAGAGGCAACCCATGTCCAATAA